CCCCGATAGTTCTGTGCCTTTGGATGAACAACGTGTCATTGATTCTGCATGGCAAGCTTACTTAGAGGTTTTTTGTAAACCTGGAACTGAGTTAGTATTGCAGAACATGCCTTATATTGGACCAGATGAAGATGCAGTGCGTGAATGGGTTTCAAGATTGCCAGATTCTAAAAGAATGAGACTTGCGTCTCAAGAGGGTTTTTCAACACAAGAACTTGATTTAGCAAATAACGTGTTAATGCTAAAAGCCAAAGTCAAACCCGTATTAGATGCATCATACAATACTGCTATTAAAGCACCACAAGGAATTCAGTATGATCCTACTGGAAAAACAACTGCAACATTATCACCTGTCATTGGTGCTAAAGTCACACGTGAACAAACTGTGCTTAAACACAATGTTCTTGTGTTACAGCGTAAAAGCGTAGAAGATGTTGTTAGGTTTTTGAATAGCTTTGATTGGAGACCAAATGAGCGTGGAAGTAGATATTATATTGAAATTGATTATCGTCATTTTGATAGAGCACAAGGACCACTTGCAGCCAAATTACATTGGCATAAGTGCGCAAAGTTTGGGGTAATGCCACATTTGGTTTCATTTTTAACGCAACATAACCAAATGCGAACCTTGTCGGAATTAGAAGCTGGTGTTAAAGCTTTCATCGATGTTTCTCGAGGGTCTGGACATCCTGACACTTTAGATGCAAATAATGACGTTAACGAAATGGTACTTTCCGAACTTATTTTAAAATTGATTTCTGATTTGGAATTTATTATTCTACAAGGTGATGACGTAATTTTGGCAATGCGTGGCCCTGTTCCAGATTTACGATCTTGGGAATATGAGATTTCTCGACGCTATAATTTGGAAATGAAGTTGTCTATTCAAAGCCACGGTTACATTTGCAGTTACGATATCGTACATTTACCTGATGGTCATAGTGTTGTTGTGGCTGACGTTGTTAAACGTTCCTTATCATTTTTATCTATGAGTAGAAAAAATGATGAAGATTTTCCAGAACAATTTGTATCGTATGTGGATGGTATGCGATACATAGAGGACATTAGAGTACAACGATATTTGTCCGAAAATTTGCCTAAAAGAATGCAAAGGTATTTACCTGGTACTACTTCAGAATCAATTTTGTTACTTTGCAAAGCTTGCGCTAAACTCAAAACTGATTATAATACGTTTCGCGGTATGTATGCGGATAAAAAAACTCTTCGAATTTATTAAGTTTTTCATATAACCTGCCGGTGTCTTTAATGCCCGGGTGGTTTGTTTA